GATGAAATTCGTAGTGCAACGAGAGAGATAAATACTTTGAAGTGTGAGATGCACGAAATTAAAGATATGTTAAAAATTTTATTGGATAGAAAATAATGTCAATATCATCTTCAGAAGTTACAACCTCAGCAACTCTAGAACAGTTTAGAGTTGAATTTAATAATTTAGTTTCAGACGTAAAAGGTTTGGAATCTGGTGCTGCTAGTTTTAGTAATATAGAAATTAAAGAGGATGGTGGTCTTACTTTTGAGGGTGCAACAAATGATAACTTTGAAACTCTTATCACAGTAACAGACCCAACTGCAGATAGAACTATATCTTTCCCAGATGCATCTGGAACTGTTCTTATGACAGGTACAACTATTGATGGAAGTAATTTATCATTTGGTGATAGTTCAAGTAGTTCAGATGCTCGTATGCAGTTTGGTGCTAGTCAAGATATGCAGTTATACCATGATGGTAGTAACTCATTTATTGATAATAATGTTGGTGCATTAAGAATAGCAACGTCAACTTCTGGTATTGCAGTTACAATTGGACACACAACGTCAGAAACAACAATAGCAGATAATTTAACTGTAACTGGAACATCAAACCTAGTGGGAACATTATCATTAAATGGAACAGCAATCACAAAAACTGCAACTCAAATTAATACAGCTGCTTCTACTGGATTAGCAGTTGCGGTGGCAATTGCATTATAAATAATATAAAGGAAAAAACATGGCACAAGATTTTGAACGAAATATTGCAAACAACGTAGGAACATCTGCAACAACTATTTTTACTGCAGATAGTGATGACGCTGTTGTAGGAATTAATATTGCAAATGTAACCACATCTCAAATCAAAGTAAGTGTATTCATAACAGCCAGTAGTGTGGATTATCATCTTGTAAAAGATGCTCCTGTGCCAGCATCATCAGCAATACAAATATTAGATGGAGGAGCAAAGTTTGTTCTTCAAAACGGAGATGCACTAAAAGTTCAATCAGATACAGCTAGTTCTGCTGATGTGTGGTTATCAAGAGTTGATACAATTAGTGAATAGGAGTAATTAATGCCATATGTAGGAACAAGTCTTGCTACTAATTTTGCTTCAACCATAAGGGATAACTTTACTGGTGATGGTAGTGCTACATCATTTACACTTTCAAGAAACGCTCATCACGAAAATGATTTAGAAGTATTCATAGGAAACGTAAGACAACAGCCAGGAAGTGCTTATACTGTTTCTGGCACAACACTTGCTTTTACTGGAACACCTGCTAACGGAGAAGTGATATATGTTGTTCATCAAGCTGGTGCTTTACAAACAATCAAAGCTGATCCAGATCATGGTGCCAGAGATTTTAATATAACTGGTGATGCTAATAAAATAACTTTTGGTAATGACTCAGAAATTACTGTTACTCATGTTGCTGATAGTGGACTAGCATTTAAAAATACAAATACAACTGACGATAAACCATTTACTTTAGTTTTACAAACTGGTGAAACAGATATTGCTGCAAGTGATAAACTTGGAGTTAT